ATTGGAGTCAATACGAATATCATCTCAACCTTTGGTCACAGAATGGCTAAATACATCCATGAAAGAAAAATCTATCAGAATTATAATTTCTTCACTACGACATCCCGACCATCCAATAGTATTCACAATTTAAACTTTGCTGCCTTGACACCAGAACATAGAGAATGTTTTTCACCCCTGAATGATATCTTTATTGAATTCGACTTTGATGCCTATCATCCGAGATTGATTGGTGATTTAATTGGTTATGAATTTCCCAATACATCTGTACATGAATACTTGAGTGATAAATATAATGTTGATATTAGTGAGGGTAAAACCAAAACATTTCAATACCTGTATGGTGGGATTCCAAATGATGTTGCAAATAAAATTGAATTTTTAAATATGACGAAAAATTTAATAAATGAAATGTGGGCCGAATTTAATCAGAATAAAAGAATTAACTCACATATTTATAATAGACCGATGAAAAGTGTGAATTTGGATAATCTAAATCCACAAAAGTTATTTAACTATTATATCCAGTCTTATGAAACAGAACGAAATGTACAACTCTTAAACAAAATACATCAATATTTATTAACAAGAAAAACAAATATCGTGCATTATAATTATGATAGTTTTTTGTTTGATTATTCTAAAGAAGATGGCAAGGAAATAATTTATGACATTAGAGAATTATTACAGAAAGATAATTTTATTACTAAAACCAAAGTCGGTAAAAGTTACGGAACATTAAAAAATTATGAGTTTTGATTTAGGTAAACTTTTTATAGAGTGGAGAAGGTTAGTACCTACGGGTATACCAAATCCATATAATGATTATCATCTGGTTTTATTAAAAGAGATTTGTTTAAAAAGAGGTATAGATGAGGATGTTGTAAATAATGTTATTTTAACATTAGAGAAAAAGGATATCGATCCTGATACAAAGATAACATATAAACACAAAGATCCACAGGGTAACGAAACGGATAGAGAGACTACTTACGCTAAAGCTCTACAACGAGATAAAGAACATCCAGCATATATTGCCGCTAAGAAATTACAAGGTGATGGGGGTGGTGAAGATACGGAAGATAAATCGACAAGTATAGCTGGTTCTGATATATCAACTGATTCTTATACAGATAGTGCATTAACTGACAAATCGGATGATGAAGAAGATGGTGAAGAAAAAGAAAAAGGTAACTCACAATCCAAAAGAGAAGAAACAATAAGTAAAGTTCTTGAGTTATTTATACCATCAGGTGAACAAAAGAAAGGCGCTGGTAGATTTGCGATGACACAAAAGGATGTGGATGATTATAAAGCTTGGTTGAAATTAACACCAGAGGAAAGAGAAGCTAAACAAGAAGAAATAGTTAAAAGACAAAAAGATAAAATTGGAGAAGTAACTGAGGAAGATGTAGATGGATTTCTTACAACTTTAGAGGAAAGACTTGGAAAGGATAATTTTGATTCATTGATTGCTTCCATAAAGAAAAAAGGTGATCCACCTGGTGAGTATACAAAGGGTAAATACCCTGAAGACCATGATAAATATCCAGGTCAATTTGTAGGTAGAGTTAGGGCAAGAAATGTAATTAAACATTATCTTCAAACAGGTGGAGTAAATCCTATGAATGGAGAAAAAGTTGCTTTTGGTGATTCACAATTAGACCATATAAAATCATTAGATAATTGGGATGATCCAAATATAGGTCCAGATGGTCCACATAATTGGATGTGGATGGAAGCTAGAATCAATCAGTTTAAAGGAAGTCTAACGGATACCGAAGTTGAAGCTAAATTAATAGAGAGAGGTTTGAAAACTGCTAATGAACTTGATAAAGAAACTTCTGAGGCTGACTTAAAAAACTGGCAAACTGAAGCTGAAATTGCCTATTGGGAGACCAGATTTGACTCGAATGACATAGCTAATTTATCTGTTGAATCGATAGAAGATATGAGTGCTGTAGAAAGAACAAATTTAGTTAAAGCTTGGAATCGTTATGTTGGTGAGGGTGATAAAAGATATATACCCAGGTATGGTACAAGAAAAGTGGAGATAGATGGTAAAGAATATCCAATATCCAGAGATGGTGCTATGCAACCAGTTAAAGATGATCTGAAAACTTATGGTATTCAAAAACAACCAGATGGTAGTTTGAAGCAAACAAAGATGTCATATGATGAGGCTATGGATGCTTATAATGCAGCAAGAGCTTCTGGTGGTACTAGCATCACCGTAGGTGAAGTAAGAGTAAATATTATTAAAGCTTTAATCGGTGTACAATCCCCGTTTACAGATGAAAAAGGTAATAGAATTGCCATACCATCGAAAAAAGATGAGAGTATTGTAAATGAAGAATTCACAAAGATTGAAAATCATAAAAAGGACAGGAAAAAATACATAGATGATTTGAAGAAAGACATAAAAGCAAATCCACAATCGGCCGATAATCTTAAAAAACAAATTGAAAAAGAGCCTGAGTACAAAAAGTACAAAGAAGATATGAAAAAAGCTGCTGGTAAGGGTAAAGCAAAAAAACCAGATAATCCTAAAGAATATGCTAGATTGAAGAAGGAGTATGATGAATGGCGTTTAAACAAATGGAGGGGTTGGCAATCTTTAATAGACCTACAAAAGTAATATGAAAACTCAACTACTCTGTACATTCACGACTCAATTTAATCTTGAACAAACTATTAGGGATATAACAAAGAATTTTAAAATAGTTTTTGAGAAGATTTATGTATTACAGAATGAAGAAAAAACAAAAGAATTAATTTGTACTTATAATATTAATCGGGATGATGATGTTGATTTTAATTTAGTTAATAATACTATTTCACTACATAGAAAGAAGATAACCAATACTCTTTATACGATCAATGCGCTTAATGAATTAATTAAGACTATTAATAATGGGGTATTAGATACAACTTATCAGGTACCTTGGGATATTTATAGAAATATGATATTACTTTCAAATAAAGAAGGCTTACAAAGAATACCAACAAGAATACTTAAAATAATAGAGTTATAATGATATCACCAATTTACTTTTTTACAAGAAGTGGTTGTTCTTGGTGTAAAAAGATGCAACCGTCAATCGATGAGATAAATAATGATTTATCTGATGAACAAAAAATACAAATTCACAATACAGATGAAGAAAAATCAAAATCTATTTATAATTCGCTTATTGCTCGATATGAATTAAAACGAATTGTTCCAATGTTGTATAATTCAAACATTGGGAGTTATTTACTGGGTTATCAAGATAAGAAAAATGTTCAACAATTTTTAAAGGCAAACCCCTTGGAAGAAATAAAACCATTGACTCCAATACCAAAGTTTGATATTCAAAATTCTTCAAAAAAAGACTTTGATAATTGGAAAAAAAGTGTTATATTATGGTATGAGAAAAATAAAAATGATCTACCTACTAATGTCATACCCAAAGAACAGATGATGGATATGGTCTACAATCAATTTATGGCATATAGGACTAAACCTACTAATATAGAGGAAAGAATATCTATGTTGGAAGAAAAGGTAGATAAGTTATTGCAAAAAAAGTCTTGACTGTTAACATAAAAAGTCGTAGATTAATATAATAGTTATATATAATGTTACATGTGGTAATATTTATATAAAACAATAAACCTTAAACATAACTAGGAGAATAAAACATGGACTTAGATGCTATAAAAAGCCGTCTCAATCAGTTACAAAATGCAAGTACAAATTCGTTTTGGAAACCACAACCAGGAAAATCACAAGTTAGGATAGTGCCATATAAGCACGATAAAGCAAATCCTTTTAGTGAACTATTTTTTCATTATAGTTTAGTACCAAATAAAACAGTGGTTTCGCCACTATCATTTGGTCGTCCTGATCCCGTACAGCAATTTGCTGACAAATTGAAGTCGAGTGGTAACAAAGATGAATGGATTCAAGGCAAACGAATTGAACCTAAAATGAGAACATTTGTTCCCGTAATTGTTCGTGGTGAAGAAGGCGAAGGTGTCAAATTTTGGGGATTTGGTAAAACAGTTTATCAAGAACTTCTTGGTATAATTGCAGATCCTGATTATGGTGACATTTCTGATTCTTCAGTTGGTCGCGATATTGTTGTTGAACGACAAACACCCGCTGAAGCTGGTAATCAGTATGGTAAAACAACTATACGGGTAAAACCAAATCAGACATCGCTCGCTGACGATGCTAAATTACTTGAAAAATTGTTAGATGACCAACCTGATATCAATGAGTTGTATAATGAACCAACCTTTGATGAATTGAAAGAACATCTATCTAATTTTCTTAATCCATCTGCTAAAGATGATAGTAATGAAAGTAGTTCAGAGCCAGAAATGGTTACTACCGACGCGTCTTCAAAAGTAGAAGACGATTTCGATAAGTTATTTAATTCATAAACCGCGTGGTAGGGTGGGCTGGTTTCCTCCTTTTTCCGGCTCACCCATTTTTAGGAGAAATAGATGTCAAATAGAGACGAACTGGCTGAAGTTTTAGCCGGTGAACTTAACAAACAATTTAAATCCCACCAAGTAGCTTATTTCCTTGATGGCGTTCAAGATACACCAACAGATGTTACTGATTGGATTTCTACAGGTTCTACTTTATTAGATTTGGCAGTATCAAATAAACCACATGGTGGATTTGCTGCTGGTAGGATTGCGGAAATAAATGGTCTTGAGGGTAGTGGTAAATCTTTAATTGGAGCTCATGCTCTTGCCTCTACACAAAAGAAAGGTGGACTCGCTGTCTATATAGATACTGAGTCTGCTGTTTCAGCCGAATTCTTACAGGCAATTGGAATCGATACGGATACTATGTTATATGTTCATTTGGAAACGGTTGAAGATGTATTCGATACTATTGAAACGATTGTTACGAAGATTCGTGAATCTAGTAAAGATAAATTGGTTACGATATTGGTTGATAGTTTAGCTGCCGCTTCCACTAAGGTGGAGATGGATGCTGACTTTGATAAAGATGGTTGGGCTACTTCAAAGGCAATCGTCTTATCAAAAGCTATGAGAAAGATTACACAACTTATTGCTCGTCAACGAGTTTGTTTGATTTTTACAAATCAACTTAGACAAAAACTTGGTGTAATGTTTGGAGACCCTTGGACTACAAGTGGTGGAAAGGCATTACCATTCCACGCTTCTACTCGTATTCGTTTAAAGAATATGGGGCAAATCAAAGATACTAAGAAAAATACTATCGGTATTAAAATCAGAGCTCAAGTGATTAAGAATAGATTAGGTCCTCCATTAAGGAGTGCTGAGTTTCCTCTTTTCTTTGACAAGGGTATTGATGATTTTGGGAGTTGGTTAACTGTAATGAAAGACCATAAATTAGTCAAACAAGCTGGCGCTTGGTATACTTTTGTTGACCAAAATGATAAGGAACATAAGTTTCAATCTAAAGATTTTGGTGCTTTACTTTCGGATGTAGATACTCAAGAATATATTTAT